GTTTACATATAGGCAACAAGTTATCTAATGTTTCCTTATGTAAATAATTAGGCGTACATACAATACCCAAATCATATTCTTTATCTGTTGGAATTTGAGTATATGTCGCACCTTTATCAGGATTGATGTCTACCGTTTCTACTTCCCATTCTAAATGGTTGGCCGCGTTTACATACAATTCTCCGATACCTAAACCTACTACTAATAATTTCATATTATTTCAATTTTTCAATAAACTTATAAAATTCATTACGAGTCGCATCATTTTGTTCAAATGCACCTGATAGTTTAGATGTCATCATTGTGGAATCATGTCTTACACCTCTACAAGACGCACACATATGTTTAGCTTCAATCATCACTGCTACACCTTTATTACCTACACATTGCTTGTTAATGTAATCGTGAATTTGCATAGTTAAATTTTCCTGAACCTGCGGTCTTCTTGCAAACCATTCTACAATTCGATTCAATTTACTTAAACCGATAACTTTACCATCAGAACCTGGAATATATGCTACATGAGCCTTACCGATGAAAGCCAAGTGATGATGTGAACAAATTGATTTAACATCAACATCGCCTTGAAATACTATACCATCATAATTGTCAGTATTTTCAAATGCAGTAATATTAGGCGGTGCAGTATAACAACCCGTTATCAAATCATTAACAAAGGACTTTGCAACTCGTCTCGGTGTATCCTCACTATGCGGATCATTTTTCCAATCAATTTTCAAAGCATCCATAAATTTGGCATAGGCCGCAGCGGCTTGGTCAATCATATTTAAAATTTCTTCTTTGGAAAGTTCAATTGATTGATTCGCTCTAGGTAATAATTTACTCATTATTTATTTATTTTTAACGTCAAAAAAATCTGATATACTATGCTCCTTTACTGTAGAAGCATTAATTACGGTTGACAATCCTACAAGATATGATTCATTTTGTAACAATACTTTTCTTGGATTATCACTTTTAATAATTTCATCTAATATTCTCATTACTCGAAAAGTTTCTTTAGAAGTTACTTGTTCTAGTAAATAATCGTGGTGATAAACAAAGTCAGAAATAGTTTTTTGTACGTCTTGAAACACCATGAAATTGTGTAATGTCATAAACATTGTACTGTCATTGATATTGTTTACACAGTCACCATATGTATACATACCTGCAATAAGCTTATCGAATTCAGTGGATGCTGGCATTGGCATATCATATTGATGTGGCAATATGGTGTTGATACAATCTGGCGGTACAAAGGATTTGTTTGTAGAATTAGCTTTAGGTATGTGTAATGATTTGAATGAATCAATATTAAGATTTGCTCCGATATAATACAAACCAAATGCTACAGAACGACTAGGAGAACTAGAATCAGTAGTTACTTGCATTTTAGAACCTACTTCAACCAACGACTTTTGTATTTGATATAAAAAGAAAAAGTCTGATATTTTGCTTGTACCTAATATGTGAAGGTATTCGTTGTTTGACTTAAAATGTTCTTTGCCTTCAACTAGTGCCGTGATATTGGCAGCAAGTCTGTATGGCAATCTACATCCTCCGCAAGACCAACCTTTAAATTCAAAATCTTTTACTTTATCATACCACTTAATGCGTTGCTGAAAGTTGTTTCCTTGTAATACATTTAAAAATTTGGTTTTACCAGTTTGGTTTTTTTCAAAATATTTAAAATTATCATAACTAATTGTTAAACATTCATCAAATTTTCCTGCCATATCACCGTATGGCGGAATATCAATGTTCATAGCCAAGTCAGAATTGGCTTCTAACCATTCAAATATTTGTTGGCGCACACTTTGGTCCCATTTAATAGCACCCATAGCAATTTGATATCCTCCCGAATCACCCATTACAAATGCGTTTTCTAAACCCATTTGTTTTCGTATATCCATTTTCTTATACAAATGGCCCGCAGTTAGTAGGAATAGTTTGTGCTGATGTTCTACTGGAAATTCATCAGAGTAAAATCTAGGAGTAAGCTTACCGCCTAAAAGTTTATTTTGTTTACAATCGTTAGCAAACTCTCCGGTACTAAAACTCGGATAATATTGTACTTTAGGATAAATCATGTTTATTTTATTTATTATTTAATATAGTAAATTAATTTAACAATTCCAAGAAATGATTGTTAAATTCTTTTGCTTGTTGCAGAAAAACTTTTAACGTCGCATCCACATCATCATCCGCTCGGTGAGTTTCTTTGAAAGGTATATTATATGATTCGCAAACAACTGGTAGTTTAAATTTTAAACCTGGTTTATATGTATCTAGTGCACGTTTATGATATTCAGCAGCAGTCTCTTTATTAGACTTCACTAGGCTGAGTTTATGAGCTTTATAGCACCCAGCAGTGTCCCAATAATACTTTGGGTTAATACAATCATATCCGAGCTTAGCACACGCCATATCAAGAAAATGTATATCGAAATTCAACATATTATGGCCGACCAATATAACATCGTCTTCAGGAGTGTTTTTGTTGATACCAATAAATTGTATTAATCGTTCCATAGCAACCTCATACGGTTCGCCGTGCATTCGTAAAATACTGTCATCTATATCAGTAAGTGTCTTAACCGTTTCTGATAACTTGCCGTCATATGTTACGAACCCCGAAATAGTTCGTAAAGTACCATCAGATTCGACAGAGTGTGCAGCATATTGTATAGGCTGATCTTTAATGAAATCAAGACCTGTAGTCTCGAAATCAAAGCATACTATTCGTTTTCTTTTCATTATGTGTTGATATTAAACATTAATTACACGGTCCCATGCAGAAATGTGGAGACGTGTCATTCCTCTAAATTTATACTTTTTAGCCATTTCTAAACAAAATTGAGTTCTTTCGTGAAAATCAGCCTGTGAGTCTAATCCGGGCATACATACAACATTTTTCAATGGTATGTTGAAAGGTTCAACAAAGTCTCTAAAGATTTCCTTTATATCTTCTTCAGTACTAATAACAAACTTAAATTGATAGTTTGAATGTTCCATTATACGTTTGATAGCATCCGGAACAATTCGTTTATTTCTTGCTTGCCCGGAATTTTCTAATTTAGGCGAGCAATTGATTTGATTAATTATTTGAGTAAACAACCCATCATTAATTTCAATAGTGCCATTTGTTTCTATCTCACTGTATACATTTGTTATATCTTCAAAATTAGCCCAATAGCTAAAGAAGTTTTCAATCGCTTCTTGATGTTTTTTCATGGTAGGTTCGCCACCTGTCCAAATAATATGGATAGTACCATTTTTAATGTCTTCATATATGCCTTGGTCTTTCCATTGATCAATCAAATATTGAAATGGTTTTTCTTCGCCACGCCAAGCCCATTGTGAAGTTGAGTCGCAAGTCCAAGTGGCTTTACCTTCTAACTCCAAATCACCTTTAAAAATTTCACCATCGGCTAGGTTTTTATCTTTTTTTAATTGTGCTAGAAACTTTGCAGACATTCCACACTGAAGATTGCATAATCCTAAACGAACAAAGTATGCAGGAATACCGGTTGTGATTCCTTCGCCTTGGACCGACATGAAGTCGGAACTAATTAATAACTTATCATTTAATATTTTTGTCATAATTTTCCAATTTAATTAACGTATTCTTCGTAAATAGATGAGTTTTTATCATTTTCAAAACATTCAACTTTTATTACCTTACATCTTCCGGCGTCTGTTTTTGATAACACATCATTAAATTTATCAAAAACCAATTTAGCCATTGATTCTGCACCCATTGTATCCATTACTCGTAAATGAAGTAGGTTCATTTGTTCCATCTGCTGGAATAAATCTAGATACGGGTCATCTTTTTCAATGAGTGTAGTGTGATCAAACATATAGTCTAACCATTCTCGCAACCCATTACCTACAGGTTTTGCTTTGAATCCGCCAAAATCCACAATCCAATTCATAGAATCCAATTGTTTATCAATATCAGATTCATTGGATGCGAACCATACTTTAAATTTGAAAGCGTAACCGTGCAAAAGAGCACAATGCGAATGTGATGCCTTATGTTGCCGTAAAGCTACAGAAAAATTGTCAAATAATTTTGTAGATATGTACCGTGTCATATAACTTAATTTTTCTAAATATAAAAAAATAGTAATTCAATACCAAGATTTTGTAATACTATTTCTTTTTCTTGGTATTTTTAATTACCGTTTTCAGTTTTTTATCTGAGTTAGGTACCGGTTGTTCAGTGGTAGCTTCACCTAGTTGTACGGGCAATGATTTGTTGATGTCTCGAACATTTTGTTTCCATTCTTGTTTTGAACAGTAACTGTATTTGTTAATTGTTACCAATGTGTGAGCTTCGCTATCAGAAACTCGTTTGTACTCCGACCCTTTTTTTACAGTCTTCATGATACGTGTTTTATATTAATAAATAGTTTGTAATGTATAAAAGTTGGTAAATTAATTTATCACCAAAAGTGCCTCAGATTCACGCATCAGCAAGTATTTTACACCGCTTAATGTTACTTCGGTACCGGTATATGGTGAATACATGACAGTATCACCCACACTTACTGTCATAGGTATACGTACACCGTTTTGTGTGTATAAGCCTTCGCCGACTGCCACAATTTCGCCGGTTTTAATGTCTTCGGTTCTTACAGAATCAGGAATAATAATTCCTCCAGAAGTTTTTTGTTCCGGAGCATCGTTAATGGTTAATAGAATTCTATCACCTAAGGGTTTTGCTAATTGCATCATAACTATTTTTGTTTATTTTTTAAATTGATTTAATATGTTCTGAATGTCAGGAAATATTTCTGGAAATCTACTAAATCTGTGACCTGCATTATCGAAAGTTTTTACTCCTCTCTTATTGGGAAATAAGGTATCTAATTTGTCGAATTTAATTACATCATCATCAGTAGACAGGTAAAAATGTAAATTATTACTGTCTTTATCTGATGCATGTAATTTATCAAACAACACTTTCAAGTCATCAACGTACGGGCCTTCAAAATCATAATCTTCATCACTACCAAACCTTTTGTATTTACCTACTTTAGACTTTAAGGAAATATGCGGTTCCAATGAAGGATTAATAATGAACGCGGGTACATCGTAAATACACGCCAAATACGTTGCGTAAAAACCACCTAATGAAGTACCTACTACAATTGTAGGCTGTATATCAGTTGATATAATATTATGCAATTGTTGTATTGCCTGTTTAGGATTTGCGGATAAATTGGGTGCGACTACCGTATGGTTTGGAAACGCTGCTTTTAATTGTTTGGATTTTTCGGAATCACCTGATGACCGAAATCCGTGTATATAAATTATCTTTGCCATATCTTAAATATAAGAAAAATAATTGAATTATCCAAAATTAAAACCTTCAATACTACCGGCCAATATTTTTTCGTGCGGTTCGCCACCAATCAAACGAGTGTAATGATAACCATCTGGATTCAAATTTAATATGGTTTTACCTAGTATATCACCCACGTATTTGTTTGGTATAGGTTTCATACCTTGTTTTAGTTTGATATGTTCACTCGGTCCGGAAAATTCACCCCATGCTCTATTTTGTTTGGTGTCTTCTAGCCACATTTGCAATAAAGCCGCCTTACCATCGGGAGTACCGTCTGTTGCAGAAGCTATACATTTTCTACCAAATTTGTCTTTATATATAGAAACAGCAACAATTTTACCATTCTTTCTAACCATTTTCCATATACTGGAATCTGCTATTAAGTCTTCTTTATCTCTTGCTGATTTAAACCCGCCTAATTTTTTATACGTTTGTTGCAACATATCCCAAACAAGATCGACATACTGTGTTCTATCTTCAGGTTTGATTAATGTTATATATCGTTCTACAAGAATACTTTTAGGTAATAGTTTTGTTAGTTTCATGGTTGTTTGATTATGCTTCCTTTAAATCGGATACTTCAATATTCAATTGGTCACCTGCAAATCTAAAATCTAAAGTTACTTTATACTTACTCATTACTTTAGATTTTTTACTTGCACTCTTTGATACTGCAGCTATAAATTCTACATAAAATCCTTTATATTCGCTTGTATCAACTATTTTAGTAGTGGTATTTTCATCTACATTTAAGAAACCATCGCCATAAAATGGCTCTAAATGGGCCTCTTTACCTGAACTACTACCAACTAATTTAAAGAATGTCGGTGAGATACCTGCCATTCCGATTGCATAAGCCGTTAAAGCCACAAACGCATTTTTCTGTGTAATTATACTTTTATATGCAACAGGTATTTGTAATTGTTCTGAGTTAAGTCCTGATAACAGATACTCCGCAGTCATATAACAACTAGACTTTTTATATAAAGTTTCTGAATTCATTTTATTAACGTCAGGTGCCTTGGCCGGTACGTTAAAGTTTAGCCTAATTAATGTATCAATAAATGATTTTCTAGAAGACTTATACGTATCTAATGCGTTCTTTTTAAGATTGGATTCTAGAGTATCGATTAGGGACAATAAATTTTTATCATATGTAATATCACTTATACCTAGTTCTGCAAAGGATTTTCTAGTCGCATCTTTATTAAACCCGCCTTTTTGACCAAACGCTCGTTTCATGTCACCCTTAAATGTAAGTCGTAGCGTATTAGTTAGTGATTTAAGCAATGCATCCGTGTTTGGTATTTTATTTGCCGTTATAATTCTAGCCGCTTCCGATACATATCCTATCTTTAATTTTGGCGTATCTTTAGATTTAGTACTAGATAATATGTTTAAATTGTATAACAACTCCATAGTCGACTTTTGTACCGGAGTGAGTGCAGTGGCAGTCGGATAATTTTCTTCTTTTGTTAATATCTTTTTAAATGAATTAGCCTTGCCAGCTTGGGCTTTTTCCTCTTTTAATGATATCCCGACTATACCACCTGCTGAATTGAATTCCGTGTTAAACATACTATTTAATGACGTCTTTCCTATATTAAGATCATCTGATTGTAGAGCCTGTTTAGCGGCACCGGCATTGTTGTATATGTAGATGTCAGCAGGGCACCATTTATCGGCATCTGGAGTCAGTCCCATTTCGCTAACCAGCTTTACAGCGTGCGCTCTAATTTTGGTATACATATAATCGCCTCTATCTATCTTATCAGGTGACAATATACCGAATTCAGCTTGAATTTTTTTGGCGATAGATAATGCATTTAAAAATAATTTTGCATTGTTAGCTGAAATATTAGACGTATTTAATAATGATATAGCTTTAGATACTAATGAACTAGATTTGATTCCATAAAATTTATTATCTATATCAGTAGAAAATTTTAAGACATCAGTATTATTCGGATCTGAACATTTGTTTATTGCTGCATCAATATCCTTAGGTTTTTGAGTACTAAAATAAATAACCAATCCTTCTTTCAATTCCGGTGTATTCGATCCTTCGATATTTGATGGCGCCTTTTTAGATAATGGAGATACGGGTGCTTCTGATATTTTATCGAACGGCAGTGGTATATTCAATTCATCTAGAACTTCTTGTAATCTTATTCTATCAGAAATGTTATTGAAATCTGGATATCCTTTATCGCATCTCCAAGACCATTCTCTTAGTATGGTATCTATATCGATATTTGTATCAACTACCGTATTTTGTAAGTTACGTTTGTTATTGTATTCCAACAATACCATATCAGTAGTCATACTATCAACAGTCTTTTGTGCAACTCCGTATACATTTACTAAATCAATACGCGCCGCAACTTCATCAGGTACTTTATTTTCAATTATATCATTTACGTGTAAATTGTTATTTGAAAATACAATATCTAAATCTATAAAATTAGAAGTATCTTTCTTCATAATGTAGCAAATCTAATTTGTTACTTACATCAATTAATTGAGCAGCATTCAATTTGTCTGAATATTCTGCAATAGATTCTGTTTGAATTGTCCTAAATTCTTGTAAAAAATCAAATGTAGGTAAATGCTTTGCAAAAATTTCAGCTGACATTTCATTGTACTTATCGCCTAACTTGTATTCAATAGCATACGCTTTATTCACTATGTCTATTAAACTGGCAAATTCTCCTGAAAATTTAACTGTAGGTAGTTGCGGTGTACAATTCCAATCCACTAAATATTTTTGAAGTTTTGCAGCGTGCTCCAATTCTGTGCTAGCTTCTGCTTCAAAGAATGCCGCGGCTTTAACATATGCAACTCCTTGACACCAGTTAGCAGCTGCACGGTAGAAATAATGTGCGGTGTATTCTTCTGCTAATGCGCTATTGATGCGGTCTACTAATTCTTGCGGAAGCGTTTTTGGTAATAAGATTTTGGATTGTTCTGAAATCACATTCTGTACGGTCGATTGTGGGAGTATCATAATAGAGTTTTTTTCTTAAATAAATATATAACATTTATAATTTATTTGCCCGTACTACCAAATCCACCAGTTCCTCTTTCAGTACTAGATAGCTCCGATACTTCTTGTAACTCAATTTGCGGGTAAGGTATTACAACTAGTTGCACAATTTTATCTAATACCTCGTAGTGTTTGCAAATAGGAGTTTTTTGTTTCCTAAAAAATGCTTTGATTTCGCCTCTGTATCCTGAGTCGATTACCCCGACGTGATTGGTTAAACTAATTTCATAGTTTTTAATACTACTTCTAGGAAACAATAGTCCGACAAACCCTTCTGGTATTTCTACTGCTATACCAGTACCGTACTCGATTAAATCACCGTGTTCGACTTTGCTAATCGCCACTAAATCTAAACCGGCATCACCTGGTTTTGCATACTGCGGAACTACCGCATTGTTGTTAAGTTTTGTAAAATTGACTTTCATGTTGTGTAACTTTTATATAACCGTTATTAATATTGTCACCGACAATATAAGAATATTTATTGAGACTTAAAATATTTTTTACAATATTTTTCATCGGCTCACTATTACCTGTAACTATAATAGCTGGCAGTTTTTGGAAGTGAATCCAATCCAATACAGTGTCCTCTACATCAAAGTGTTTAACACCGTGTAAATCTAATTTAGAGCTCATTTTATAACCTAATTCAATATTTGTGTATCTTTTTATACCCTAACACTTTTAGGGGCTTAATGATAATCTCATTCCATAAATACGTACCCGTATCATCTGTAGTTTTATCGCCGTAACATAAATTATCACCTTTTCCCGGATACGATAATCTAAACATATTTGCGGCTCGGTTACCGCGGTCAGTTACTATGGATTTCACATCTGACTTAAATGCTGCTACTAGATATCCTCTCAATTTGAGTAAATAATTACTTTCAGGTCGGAAAAATGGTTTCCATTGTTTGGTAAATGTAGACAATGCATATTCATGACCTGAACTTATTGAGTCTGCAATATTGATAAATCCTTGTTTGGTAGTCCAATGCAACGTATTTACTTCTCGTGTAGTGGTACCGTAAACGGCATTGGTAAACGTTTCATCTAACAATACATATGGTTCCAAAGCTCCTCTAGAATAAAAGAATGCTATTTTCACTGAATCTATAAAAGACCCGTTATCATTTGGATGATGCAGGTACTCGCCAAATTCTTGCTTCAATCCCCATACTCTATGATTAACAAAGTCTTCTATGAAATTTAACACTTCACGTTGTTTAAGTCCGTCATATCGTTGTGTTTCTACATATAATTGATAACCAAACCATTTATTGATTAATGCCACTAAATTTGGATTATCAGGTATAGTACCACCTCGTGTATCAATTCCAATTTTTTGTAATGCGATAAACTCGTTAGCAACACTTTGCCATTCTTTAATGGTAGCAAATGCACTTTCTGGGTGATAATATCCTCGTACAGGGTAGTTCATATATGGGTATTCAGCTATAATAAATATAGCTGAATACGTAATTTATCTAGATATACGTGATTTCACAACTGCCGCCTGAACAACTCATTGCCGCAAAATTGCTTATGTCTTTATAAGTAGGAGTCGGTAGTACTTTAGTAAAATCAACTTCTTTAAACTGTTTATTTATGCTATGCCATTTGTGCAATAAATGTACGTCTTTCAAACAGTAAACCATTTTCTTTAAATCGCCTTTAAAATAGTTTTTAGCAAATCGTTTGGCTCTATCTACCCAATATTTTTTCAATAGTACCTGCTCTCGATTACCCGTTAATGGTATATTTTTATTGATTACACTGTCGCAAGCGGCCCATAAATTGTCATTGAAATAATGTAAACCGTCTACAATTAACCCGGACGCAAATAATGCACCATCGCCATATTCAGCAATAATTTCATCTAAAGTTAATACTGAAGTAAACGGTGCTTGATTGAAATCTTTATCACCATAATCAGATATAAACGACACTGCAGTAAACAATTCTCTATTGTTCCATATGTAATCGACTACAGCATTTTTATCATCCAAAATAACAGTACATGATGTATTATGATTGATATCAGATGAAATACCTAATTCTTTAACTGTACCCGGTACTACCCAATTTTGTTGAATAAATTTGATTTTATCTAAATGTACAACACCTTTCATGTCTTTTTTATACAAGCCATTAGTAGGGTTTTCGATAGGCACAAAAACAACGTAATCTGAATTGCTTGCTGACCAAACACTTTCTTCAATTAAAAATGGCATATTTTCCATTAACCACTTTGCTGAATCAGCGTCCTTGTTTAATTGCATAATTCTAAACAATTTGATTGCATGGTCAGGGTGAGCTCCCGATGCTGTACCTAATACTACCGCGGCATTTCCCGATGGTTTAACACACGTAGTTCTTGCAGCTTGGTTGATACCTAATACCTCAGCCAATTCTTTATTGGTGTTTAAAACAATTGACACGCCTTCTGCTAATAGCGATTCATTAAACAATGCTGGGTTATTCATCCAACCTGTAATTGATACACCTAATAGTGCTTCGCGTTGAAACAATTGTTCTGTCGTACTACCTAAATATGGAAAATTCGTGTACCCGGCTTGTAATGTACCTAAAATAGTTGCATCTTTACATGCACGCAAAAATGCTTTTTTCGTAGTACATTTTTCTGCATTAATTTCAGTCAAATTACATCCTTGTATACCAAATTGGTTTTGATTGAGAGTTACAAAATCAAAAATAAAATCATAGTCAATTTTAACTAAATCTGTATCTGTTAATACCGGTGTAAATCCGATTTCAAAACAAGGATTAAACACATCAAACCAGCTGTTAGCAAATACAAATCCAATATCATTATCGCCTTCATTCAAATTAACGATATGATCGAATTGGTCTTTAACGACTGAATTTCTTAGTAATAGTACTGAGTTGTTACTTCTAGCTCTTTGTGGATTTTCCGTGCGCCAATTACCTATTTTAGCGTTAATCATTTCATGGTCATTAGGGTCTACTATCATAGACAATGCAGAACGTCTAACACCTCCTGATAATACAGCGTCAGCTGCGTGACATATAATATCAAATGCTAATATAGGTCTTATTGTATTACCTTCTGTTGTAATCCATTTTTCAATAAGTGTTTCTATTCGCTCCAATGACTGTTTCAATCCATCCGGGCCCGGTGCTTTAAATCCTCCCGAAATAAATGAACCGCGTTCTCTGATATTGGAGTAATCAAATTTAATTTCATATCCTGCATATTCAGGAAATGGTTGGTTGTCAACAAAATAAGAACTCATTAATACGCCGAGTGCATCAGCCCATCCTTCTATACTATCAGGTACTACAAATGTTTTTGTACCAAAAGTTCTTTTTTGAATTTTAGATATACCCGCTACGAATGGTAACAATAAGGAACCACCAAATCCGGAACCACATAATGTAACGTAAAAAATTTCTTGAAATACTCGGTTTCTACATATATGAGCAGTGGTACAATTGTACATACGCATATTGTGTTTCATTATTTGGTTATGTCTGTATTGTAAATTTCTTTGTGATGCCAATACAAGCTGTTCATTTAATGATTCTTGAGCCGATAGTAAATACGGTTCAATAGACAAATGTGAGTATTTTTTTCTATGACCATCAACGATACTTGTTACGGCATCCGGCCAATGTTCATATCTATTTTCAGAGTCTATCCATTTAAAATAATCTGAGTACAGTTTAAGGTCACTTAGAAACTTCTTTCCTTTTTGCATAATTCGATGTTTGTTTTATTATTGTAATAGTGTGGGCGATAATAAATATCATCATCCTAACCCTCCACCGTTTATTTCTTTAAATTTTGTTGCTAAAGTTTTTCGTAGCACATCATCACTACTTTGCATTGTTTTTTTGGTTTCAGTACCCTGTACTGAGGTTTCTTCGAATATTTGCATTCGACCGCAAGACATATCAATTTTAGACGGTAGTGTTAGACCATCCGGACCAAATCTGTTTTTAATAATGTAAAATCTACCTGTACCTGATATTTTATCAGTCACTTTTCTTGATAATGAAATAACAAAGTCGCCTATCATAATTTTTGCGTATGCTCCGGCTACTTGTTCCCCGGTTACAATTTCACTGTCTGCAGCAACTCGACCTGCTTGACTAGCAGTGTATACTGGTACTGCAAATTCACCGGCTAACCCGCGTAAGTCTTCGTATATGTTTTCCAAATCTAAATGATGTGAATCTTTACCTTTACCCGAAGTTTTTAACAAATCAGCATAGTCTACTATAACAATATCAGGTTTTTCACCGTTCAATATAAGTCTGTTCAAATGTGCTCGCAATGTGTTACATGATGCAGTCTTTGTTGGATAATATTGCGGAATCAATTTACCTGGTAGTTTTTCCAATTCACGTTTAATGTCTTCAACATGATACTTTAAATTTTGGGTAGCCATACCGGTTATAATAGCATCATATCGTTGTGATATGTAATTTTCATACAATTCCAATGTATAATATACTACCGTTTTACCTGAACGCAATGCCTGTGCGCCTAAGTTCATTAACATTGTTGACTTACCAGCACCTGGCCCTGCTACTACTATCACTAATTCTCCTTTGGCAAATCCGCCACCGGCTATATCATTCACGACAGGCCATGGAGTTGGAATAGTATCACGAGATGCTTCTTGATATCGAGTTTCTACACTACCAACGTAATCATAACCCTCCGGTACTGGTTCACCGGCTTTCATTGCATTGTCAATTTTCAACTTAATTGCATCATAATCACCCTTTTTTAGTGCGTCTACAGAATCTAATATGGCACGTTTAATACATTGATTTTTACAAAATTTCAAAGTTTCATCTTTAATATAAGACAAATCTTCTGAATCTGTATATTTCATGACTTCACGTAAAGCTTCAACAATAGACATTTTCATAACATCTCTAGTAATTTCTAGAGCCTTTGTTTTAAACACGTCTAATGTGGGCGGTACCTTATATTCCTTATAATACACTAAAATAGTATCTACTATCCAATTGTTTGCTTCCGATTCAAAAAATTCAGGAGATATAATATCCGATATTTGTTGTAAATACAATTTATCGGATAACAATGCAGCTATAATTTTTATTTGAAATGAAGTTCCGTATACGGCTAATTTATCACTCATAGTTTAAATATAAAGAAAAAAAATACATGACCCAAAGAATCATGTATTTTTATTTTCGTTTTTCATTGTCGCAAAACCGGACAATTGGTTAAAGCTGCTTAGCAGCCACCCGTCAGGGTCTTTAAATGCTGTGTACGCCTTATCTTCCATTAACAATCGTTTAAACTGAAACCGGTTTGTTGTAGGTATAGGTTGTTCATTAATTATGTTTCGAACTATACTTTTAACATTACCTGGTATATCAGCATCACTTAATTGCATCAATTGATAATTTAATCGAAGCACTGATTCGTTGTCCAATACAGTTTGATAAAACGAAGCGCTCGTAGCAGTTAATCGATCGTTACAAATTTGTAATACATCATCTAGAGTTATGTGAGTATCTCGTATTTCAGGTACGTACTTTAATAATGTCTTCAAACCTACCCTTGATACACCTTTAATATTGTCAGACGGGTCACCTAAAAACAATTTAAGTAGCAAATAATTGTATGCAGGTACGCCGAGCTTTTCCAACACAACTTCTTCAGTATATGCGGTTTTAACTACCGGACGCCATACTGATACATTGCTATTAACCAATTGCAAAAAGTCTTTGTCGTCTGACATTATGGTTACTCGCTGAGAATTATTGAACACGTTGGTAGTCATATAAGCTATTACATCATCAGCTTCCACATTATCTATAGACAAAATAGTAACAGGTAAATTTTCTAAATATTCAACCAATCTTATCAATTGATTACGCATATTTTTCACTTCCTGGTCCACATCTATTTCTAAATGATCTGGCCTATTGAATTTGGTATTGATTTTTCTACCGGCTTTGTAATCAGCGTATAAATCACGACGTCTTACAGAACCACCTTTACCGTCAAATACTATAACTATACGAGTTGGTTGTACACTTCGTATGACAAATGCTATAGATTTTAAAAATCCTGTAATACCTCCTATATGTTCACCATCATCATTGCAAACGGGTACTGCACTGAAAACTCGTATAAATGAGTTGAGCTAAAGGCCGTCGACTATAAGCACCCTATCATCTGGTGCCGAGTCGACGGCCGGTTTGTCTCGTAATTCTCGTAATAATTTTACATAATCTTTCATGATCCGATACCATCTAGGTTAGCATCAATTAAAATTTCATCAGTCAATTCCACATCATGGTCTTTGTATTTCAATACATACTTTGTACATAATGCTTCATATACCTGATCTTTAATTTTTTTATCCGTTAACAATGTTTTGCGAAAATCTTTGGTTTTAAATGCAAGAACTTCACCAGATTCAGTATCAACGTATTTATAATTACCTGCTGAACCGTTAACGATTTCTAATTTTTTCAGCATATCTAATAAACTGAAATCATCGTCTATACCTCTATCAAAGTATATAGGATATTCAACGGTTCGTAATGGTGGACCCATACGGTTTTTCACTACTTTCGCAATAGTTTGAATTCCTACAACTTCTTTTCCGCCATTACCAAACACATCAGCTTTAATCATTCCTGCAGGTGATAATCGTAATCGAACACTTGAGTGAAATGCAATTGCCTTGCCGCCGCTAGTTGTCCATGGGTCAGAAAATGCAGGTGCGTTCATTCTAGAACGTAATTGATTGGTAAAAATCAATAATATTTTTTCACGAGCAATCAAATTGGTAACCTTTCGCATTGCTTTTGATAAAATAATTGCTTTTGAAGTGTTATACCCGTCCTTGTCCCATTCAGCAGCCATTTCAGTTTTAGTACTGGCGCCGGCTACTGAATCTACTACAATTGTTACAGGTTTATTTTTACTTGTAGTTCTAACGGATTCAATAATTCCTTCGATAGCTTCAAATATGTCTTCAACAGTTTCCAAAGGAACGTATAACATTTCCTTTAAATTGACTCCGATTGCTGATAGAAATTCTGTAGAAATTGCACTTTCTGTATCAATGTATACAGATTGTCCTCCCAATTTTTGGGTATTAGCGAGTGCATGTGCTGCTAATAAAGATTTTCCCGAACCCTCCAAGCCTGTAATCTCACAAATTCTACCCATCGGAAACCCGCCATTAGGTCTATTACTAATGGCCAGGTCCAATGCGGTACATCCTGTCGGCACCCACCCTGTAATCTCACTCGGAGAATCAGCGGCGTCGCCTTCTAGAAAATAAGCAACTTTCAAAGCTGATGCCTTAAATTGCTTATTGAGATTAGTAGCTAAGGTAACTGCAAGGTCATCCTGTAAGGATACTTTGTCCTTTACTTTTGCCATAATTTTTCAATTTATTTTTTAGCGAATAATGCATCAAATGCTGATGCTACATCTTCTACTTTATTAGCAGAAGTGGTTTCAGATTTCATAGCTGCTTGTTTACCTGCTTTTTCAGTGTTTTCAGGTTCAGTAGCTTTGTCATCCGATGGAGTCAACCAATTTTGTAAAATAACTTCGATTTCATCGTAAGTATATTCCTTAAATAACTCGGTGATTTTAGGTTGATTTTTAATCATTTCAAGAACTTCTTTGCTGTCTGTCATAACAGTAACATTAGGTTTTACTCTGATAGACGTCTCCGGAAAATCTTTACCTGTTTGTTCTTTTGATTTGAACTCGACTGCAATGTCACGTCCGTTCATAGGATCTGTAATATCACCGTAATCAGCATCTGTTATAAATCCTAAAATTTCTTGGTACACGTTTTTACCGAATCCCCAAAATTTAATACCTTCTGATTCTTTTCCTCTAATTAAAATAGGAACATAACAACGCATTTTAGGTTCCAAACTTCTTCCCATTTTCCAATCATCTTTATTACCTGTAGACTTTAACTTTTCAGCAAATTCTACAATAGGGTCGGCTTTACCGAAACTAATAGGTGATAAAATTGTTTTTCCTGAGAAATTGTAATGAAAGTAAAGTTCCAAAAAAGGATTTTCACGATTGTGAACGTATGGAACAATTCTTATTTGGTGTACGCCGGGAGCGGGTTTCCAAAGATTTTCTTGTTTAGAGGTTTTTGTCTGAAGTGCCTGTAACTTGTTTTTGATCGCATCAATGTTGATTGCCATTTTGTTTAATTTTTAATTGTTAATAATGTAATTGTCAATTAGTAGTTAATGAGTACTGTCTAGAATATACCTAACTAAATAACTAATTATGGTTAATATAATAATAATTATCGCAAATTCCAAATTTACAATAAAATATTTTTACAAATTTTGTTTTGATTTATAAACTAATAACGGTGTATATAGATGTAGGATACAATTTCAATTGACCACCAACCGTTAAAATCAAACTATTTTTGTATTCGGACCAATTAATTTGGTGAGTTGTATCCAATACATTGTTATTTTCACTTTTAATAATGTAATTTAAACTATTAATAGTATACAATGTGTTAGTGTCTTTTTTTCTGTGCAATAAAATAGCTCCGTTCATTATTTCATTTGTAGGCAACTTTTCAATATTGAACGTGCACAACAAGTCTTCTTTACCGTCTATTGATAATACAAAAATTTTACCAAAACAAATAGTATATGTTGACGTGATTTTTTGAATGGTTTCATCCAAAAATGTTTCCGGTGTAAATATGGCTAGTAACTGATACAATGCTTAATGATTATCATATATAAATATGATATCATTTCTTGAAACTATCCTATTTTGGTAGGAATCATGTTCTGATAATCGTATCCGATTTCTATTTTTACCGGAAATTTACCACTTTCCATTTCTTCTTTAATATATGTTATAGTTTCAGCACCATCTTCTTTATTAAAATCTATCAAAAAAGAATCATACGTATACAATATAATTTTAGATTTCATTTGTTTTTTATTCAATTTGTCTAATACAAGACAATTTCTTTCAGTCTCAAAACTTTGCAACAAGTAATTTAACAACTTACTAGCGTTCATGTCTTTGAAAAAATTCTTATACAATTTTCTATTGAATAATGGAGTTTCTATGTAACTCATTTCATTATACGATTTCCATAGTAACTGCGTTAAATCGTAAATTCTTTTGTAAAAGTCAATATGCAAATATTCTTTTGTTATACCGCCATACAACAATCGAAAACTAATTTTTTTAGATTCCTCATATTCAGAGTCAGATAATTGTTGTTTGTTAAAATAATACTGGCCTAAATGGTGATGTACTGATTCATCAATTGGAAAATCATAATTTACTAACTGCGATAATAATCGTATATGATATCCATCAAAGTCAAAATTTATTAGAAATCCGCCTTCACCAAATCTACTAGTAAACGAAGCACGACATCCATTGTCTTTATTTAATGCTGCAAAATTTATACCGTTAAATCTATTACTCGGCCGGCCCGTTGACGTGTAAATGTTATACTCCGAATACGTGTATCCATTATAACAAGAAGTGTCTAAAAAATATTTACGAAATACTTCTGGGTTTACATGTAATCCGTTTTTTGCTATCGCGTGGAAATTTCTAGTAAAATAATCATTGTATCTAATAAAAGCATCGTGTTCTTTAACATCGTGAGTATAATATTCTAAAAATGAATTACGTATATTGGTTCCACGTTCATAGTGTTTTAATATGGGTATGATAGTGTTTAAATTTTTGTAATATCTAAAATTCTGCGTAAACCAATTGTGTGCGGGAGTATCATAATCGTCTTCAAATGCACTATTCGTTTCAAAATATTTGGCTAAATCAATATCAATTAAATTGTCATTTTGGTTTACGGAAAGAAACCGTGTCTTATTATGTACATACAGTCTATTTGTTTTAGGTAATCTGTCTACATTTTCTTGAGGTATATTGGATGCTTCAGTATGATTGAATGCAATCATATATTCTTCATCTTTTAAAAACACATACACGTACAATACTGATAGGGTATCGATGTGTACCGGATAACTACCATTCGAATATGTAGGTACTAACAACCAATCATACATGTAATTCTCCGATAAAAATTTATCGTAATCAGATTGTAGTTCAATAATTTTCATAATATTCTTGGTTAATATAAGAAATAAAACTTACATTACCAAAAACTTATCTTTTATTGACTTTGGAGTTACGGGTGAGTATATGGATAATTCTATAAAATCATTAACGTATAACAGTAAACCTGGCATTTTCACATTATTGACTGTTACAATACGTTCGTTTGTGTCTTCTACACCTGATTCGGTTTTAATACCATCTGTAATTACATCGTTTTTAGGCCCGGTTAATTTCCATGGTATTTCAATGCCGGTATACAAATTACCATTAACACCATTACCGACTGTTGTAATTTTAGAATATTGTGATTCATTTATTTCTATAATAGCAAATGCATCGGTAGACACGTTGTTACGGCGCACGAAATATCTAGTAACAAATCCATTAACGTAATCGCTTTCTTTTAATATAGGAAAATAATAAATGGGAGCAACAAATTTATCTACAGGAGTTTTAGTCAAGTTTCTATACACTGAATTGTTTTCTATAGTATATGAATCTCTATATGGTATGAGTTTTTTAGATTGAAATTCATTCCAACCGCTTTCAGTATATACTTCACCTGTAGAATATTTGTGGTAGAAGCCTACGTATTCGATACCCGTTTCAAGCATGAATTGTTTGCCACTCGTATATAAATTGCGAACGATTTGATTTTCCGGATAATATAATTTTAGTCTTTTCATATTATACCTTAGTTCTACATACTGTACTTAATTGTGTAGTCCAATCATTGTTTTCAATTACATGTACTATTTTTGTTACCGTGAATACTACATTTTCATATCCCTCGGGTAAATAGTCTATTTTTATTGTATTACCAAATCTAAATCCTTTTATGCCATCTAACGTTACGGATAATTCAATTGGTATTGGAAATCCTTTGCGCCAATCGGATTTATTATCGGGCGCCACGGCTATTTTATATTTGTTTAATGATGCCTCTATATTTGCAATATCATCAGTAGTAAACCCGTTTGTCAACGCAGCTTTCGCGTTGTCTTGTAATTGAGTCTCAACCTCGCTTAAAGTTATATCATCAGGCACCGTTGTATTTGTTTGTACTCCAATTATTGCGGGACTTGCTCCGGTCAACGTGGAGGCGGCTGATACAAATTGTGCAGTCGCCATAGCACCCGGTAATTTAGATGTCATAGAAACACTTCTAGCAATTCCTGAATATCCTTTACCTGATGAAGCTATAACGGGTATAGTACATATTGTCTGCGTACCGGGTACATACAATGTGTCTAAAATTAGCCATTTGTTTAAATCATTTTTTGCACGTTCTTTTGTCTGCGGATTAGTCAATGTTAATTTGTACAATCCTCCACTACATTTATCAATTTTTTCAAATATATTTTTAAACAAATTTGCTACTGTTACATCAACGTCTTTAAAATTTGTAGTAGCCGTTTTGGTTTCTTTCATTTTTGTTAACAATTCATTCAAGAAATCAGTACTTACAAGTATTTTACTCAAATCAACTACTTTACCTGCTTTCATCGTTAATCCATTAACTCCTTCTAGTAAATCTTTGTCACCATATGTAGAAAACCCGGGAAATAATATGGATTTAGGATCTGACGATACGAGTTCTTCGTATAACCAACCATTTGATACGGTACCGTCACAAATATACTCATGATTATCAAAATTCTTTGAATTGGATTTCAATGTCGCGTTCACAGCCGCACAAATAAATTCCAAGGTTACGTATTTTATTTGTTTTTTTATCAACGCAGTTTTTGCATCGGCTTTATTAGGTGTACCATCTTCGTCTGCATCCAATTCTATCAATACAAATCCGGGACCGGTTACTGTTATATTTACTTTATTCGTTAAATTTACAGTGGGGTATGTTGCAGGATATGCACCTGTATGATTATATGTATGTAGCGCTCGTATCCAATTTGCTGGTGAAACGGTTTCATTACCTGATGTATTTTTGGCCGGCGTTCCCGGTACCGATGCATCGGCTTTAGTAAACACACTAGCAAATCCTTCACCCACCAAATTACTAACACAGTCAAATCCACCGTCTGCACGTAGAGACCAACTGTAATTAACTACAAACCCGTAAAATTCTTCTGCAGGTCCGTCTGAACCTAATGTCCATCCATATCTTATGGTTACTGGTATTGGATTGTTATCCCGGTCGGCTTTTACACTCAATAAACTGTTTGTAAAACTAGTTAATTGACCTAACGTAAACACACTAAACCGTATTTCTGCTTTTAATAATGACCCGAAATCACCTTCATTTGATATAGTAACACCGTTTACTACTGCGGGTGGATACAAACCATTTTTATACATGTCATCAAATCCACGCGTTGGTGGTTCCAATATCACATTACCATTATATACTATTTTAACGTATGCTGATTTTCTAAATAACCATGAATGTATATAGTTACTATCAGATGTACCGCGTGCACGTGCTGAGTAAATTCCTGAACGATGGCTTATTTCTCCACGGACTCCGGCGTCTACTTCATTGTAAAATGGATTGTTATTTACTGTGTAATTATGTGCCATATCAATAATTATGTAACTTTATCTATTTGCGTTTTGATTTGTATATGCTTCTTCCACATTGTTTGCTGATAATGGTACTCGAAGTTGTATTCCCGGCTCTACTGCTAATGACCCATTATACGTAAATGCATTAGGATTTGCAGATGCTATTGCCCACCATTTTGTTGCATCACCATAATAGTCAAATGCAATCAAATCCAATCTGTCGCCTATTACCGTTATAATGTAAATGTCAGTATCCGTTCTTTCTAC